TGAACCACCTTGCCATGCACCACCGTCAGCTTGGAATATGCTCGCTATGGACCCAACTAGCCCGGAGCCAACACCAGTTGTGGCGTTGAAACTGCCCACAAGCCTTTGGACTACAAGAACCTCAAAGAGTTGTTTGATAACCGCACGAGCCATATCCTTCATAGCGTCTTTGAATGACTTTGTGCCGTCCACCATAGACATGAAAGCATCAGACATGGATGATTGCAGTGTGTCAGCTATTGACTGAGTATGTTCATCCGCCTGACGGAGAGCCTCTTGCTCCCGCTCATACGCTAAGATTCTATCCGCAGCCCCCCCTATCGCCTCGGTAGTATAATTCTTCGCAGATTCCCCAAGTTGGTCTTTTATCTCCACCATAAGGCGCAGCTTGTCAGCTTCAACACCGTAAGCTAGAGCTAGTTTTTTGGTAGCCTCGATTTCAGCCAGTGTTTTCTCTAAGCTACTAGAGCCAGCACCTTGTCCTGCACCACCACCAAAGTAGTCTCTTATGTCTATGGGCTTTACCCCATCTATGGCGTCTTGCATTACGGTAATGGCGTTTTTAGTACCTTTTGCAGATTTTGTTAGTTTGTAACTCATGTTATCTGCGGCGTTCCATACCGAGTCTAGAGCTTTAATAGGGCCCGCTAGGTTGGCACCTGATAAATTGGTTCCAAAAAGATTGTTCAAACCATTTGCCACAGACCATGTAAAAAGTTGGAACTGCAATAACATCTCCCTTAGCTGGTCAACAAAATAAGCGGTCATCTTAGCAGCCGCAGCGCCCATCATTGCTGGGACACCGTTGAAACCAGCCCTCATTGCTTTAGGTAATGCCGCTGCAACCGCGACAATCATTCTAAAGGCGTTTATCAAGAAATTAACGCTGTCAACTATCTTGTTTATAACTGACTTTATAGCTTCCCACATCATATTGAAAAAGGAGACGACTTTAGACGTCGGACCTTCAACACCAACCTTCAAGTCTTCTAGCAACTGCTTCCAATCGTAAGAAATCTTTTCTGTTACGCCAGTAGAAAGAGCAATCGCTGTAGCCAAGGACAAACCAATACCGATGATAGCACCACCTATACCTGGTATTAGGCCCGCAAGCTGCGTACCCTGCTGCCCGAAAGCAAGCATCGCGTTAGTACCGCCTTGGACTTGCACCAAGAAATCCCCAACCTGATAACCCACTTGCTGTGAATACATCCCAAACCTGCTTGCGCTGCGCCTAGCGAGATCGGACCCCCTGATGAACTGATTGCTCCACCCTGCGGTTCCGCTCTGAAACTGCTGGTACTCAGTTGATAAGCGTTCAACAGCCTGCTCATGCTCCTTTGCGCTCAGAACATTAAGGGCATGTGCGCTATTAAGCTCCTCAAGAGACCGCTCGTATTGTTTTGATGCGGCGTACAAGGGCTTATACTTCATGGAAAGGCGCTCAACAACGTCCATCTCTGCTTTCGCCGCACGGGCCGCTTCTCTCTCCGCTTGCGCTACACGCGCCGCTGAGGCAATGCGTTCTTGGTCAAGTCTTCGGTTTATCTCATTGGCCTGCCTACGCGCCTCAGCGTATTGACGAGTCTCCATAGCGCTTTGCGCAGCCGCTTCCTTCTCTGCTTGCGCTACACGCGCCGCTGAGGCAATGCGTTCTTGGTCAAGTCTTCGGTTTATCTCATTGGCCTGCCTACGCGCCTCAGCGTATTGACGGATCGAATCCGCCTCCTGCTTGGCGCTAATAGCCGCTGACCTTGCCGCCGCTGCTGCCGCCGCCTTAGCTCTGGTAGATTCACCTTGGTTTCTAGCCTCCTCAAGGAGAGCCGAGGACAACTGCTCAACCTGCTGACGCGACATGGTGGTGTTGCCAAGAAATTGACCGTAGGCGTTGGCGGTTTGGCTTAGTGCTTGGTAATACTGCTTCAGGTTCAGGTTGCCGCCAACATAGGCGCCAGTTAGCTTGCGCACCTCAGCCTCAGTGCGCTTTGTGATGCCGTAGGACTTGCTTATGCTGCCTGTCAGACTCGCCTGAGATTGGTCGAGTCTTTTTATTGATGCAGTGGCTTCCGCTGCACCCTCGGTGACAAACCGCAACCCTACAACTTGCTCTACCATCTCAGTCCTCGTTTATCTTCTTGATCCAAAGGTTGTCGAGAGCCTTCACAACACCAATCTCCCACGGCGACAGGACAACGCCCGTCAGTTGGTTCCATGCGAGTATTAGCTGGTAGGATAACGGGTTTGGTCCGTTTGCGCCATAGTCCCGCCCGTTGTGCAGTTCCATGAAGGTTTCCCACAGATAGGCACCAAGATCGGGGAGCGTCGGGCCGTTAAGCCCAACATCCCTTCCTGTCGTCTTTTCCACCTGCTCCAAGTGTTCGCGCACCGAAACACCGTTCTTGTCCGTCTTTGACAGAGAAAAGCTGTGTTCCGCAAACGCAATCAGGTCACCCTCTATTGCTCCAAAAAAGAGCGGGTATCCCCAAAGGCGGTATCCACTTCCTCACGCAGCCACGGCACAAGCTCAAACACCTCACGGACCTTCTCCTCGGAGAACTCCTCTGGCTCTTTGTCCAGCGTGATGTTCCATGCCGCAACGCACTTCACAAGAATATCAAGGCCGGAAGCCTCAATCTCTTCAGCAGTGATGTTGACCTTACCGCCGGACCGCTGCGCCTTTGCGAGACGGCGGTTCTGCTGTGCGTGACTGATCTGCTTGTACTTCTTGGAATACGGGCCATAGATCGTAATGCTCATCTGAGACCCATCCGCATTGAGCATTGGCTCGCCACTGGAGGGGTGATAGATCAGAACGTCTGTGGTGTCTTTGGTCTTACCAACTGAAAGTAGGCTCATCGGGTTTTCTCCTATCGGGGATACATCAGGTGGGTGGTGACGGCCCCCGACAAACCGCCACCACCCTATTTCCCCCGAAGGGGATTAGGCGCGCGTCAACAGAAGGTTGGTGCCCTCACCGGAGTCATAGAGCGACACGAAGGGCAGTTCGATGATGCGTGATTGTGGGTTTGCAAGTGGAACATTCGCGCCATTGTACTTGATGCGCGGCATGTAGAATGTGTAGGCGTCAGTGCCTCCAGGTGACGCAACAGACACCTGCAACTCGGACTCTGTCTCGTTGAGGAATTTGTTAATAAGCGTTGCATCCTCATAGAACACAGACATTGTGCCTTCAATGACTGCCCGACCAAATTCAAGTTGTGGTGCGCTGTCAGAACCCACGGCGTAAATTGCCGCCAAGCTGTTGGACACACTGAACTCAATGGAGGTCACGTTACCAAGCAGGTTAGACGTACCAACGCCGCCCTCGAAGATGGAGCCGTTGTAGCTGTCAAACGGAGCATTGCCCGTAATGGCCGTTGGTGTGCCGCCCGTAGAGGCGCTCGTGGCGCTCTGTGTCATGTCTTTGCCGACCATCTCGAAGGTCGTATTGACCATCTGGTTTGGGGCAATGCTGAAAGACGCTGTAGACGCGCCCATGCCACTGAACTTGCGGAACTGGGTAACATCCAGCGCGGCGTCCTCAATGGAAAGGAACTTAGGTGTGGTCCCGATCTTCATGGTATCGTCGGTGGCGAACGTCGAGAACATCGCGGACTCAAGGAACTCGTCAAAGTCGCCAGCGCGAAGATCAACTTCGATTGAGCCGCTTGCGGCGCGATTGCCGTGACGGTCAACGCGAGGCATACGATCGGCCTGGATGTCTTGACCCTCAAGGCGTTCTTTGGTCAAACCCAAGGAGTGTGTCTTGATCGGCAGTTCCGCGAATGTCGGTGTGGTCGGCGTTACGCCAAACGTGCTTTCGGCAATATACCGAAGGGTGCTGCGTGATCCCTGTGCGAAGGCCATCGTGTTATTCCTCTTGTGATTCGCTGGTCAAGTGTTGCAACCGAGACACAGCAGTTCCATGAAACGTAATTGGTCCCACAATACCCCTGAGTGTGTTATTGTTGCAACCCTCACTCGTAGGCGTACCACGACACTTGCATGGGGGCGCAATAGAAGGGCTCGTCTGTGTATGGCGTCTGCATCTCGCTGTAGTCGATAGACACGTTGATAGACGCTCCCGCCACGTCCGTAGAGCCGTCAAACTCGCCCAGCAGGGCGTCCACCACATCCAGCGCACCACCAGCACCCTTGCCGCTCTCAGCGCACACGGTGAGGATATAAAGCCCTTGGTGGCGGTGCTGCGGGTTCGGTCCACGGTTGGCGGGTCTGCGCGATGTTGGAATGAACTGGACACGGATATGCGGGACCGCTGGCGCTTGGCTAAAGCTCACGTTCTCGTAGGCAACCGCTGGCAAACCAGTTACTGCCGCTAGGTGCGCGTCCAG